GGGTTATTGTTGTTTATAAAGGAGAGAACATGCAGTGGTCAGCAAATAATACAGTACCCGCTATTCAAAGTAAGTCTTTAAAGTTAAGGGAATTATTTGCAAAAGTAGCTAACGCTTCTCTCGACAAGGGTTTGTCTGAGCAGGAATCAATCTTTGCTGGAACGAATGCAGTAAAAATAGAAGAACGTAAAAATCAACCTGCAAAAGTAAAAGAACCTAAGAAACCTTCACACGTAGAATCCCTAAGAAGCTATACAAACCCTTTTGAGATGGTTTCCAAGGCTGAAAATGAACTACCTGTAGCTGCTACTGTAAAAGCTGCAGAATTTGACGCACAAGGTCATCTTGTTATTCTAATGTCAGATGGTAGACGAGTAGTAACCAAAGGTAAAGCTGTAGAGCAACATATTGATCAAAGGATCGGAGTTAGTGTAAACCCTGTATTCGATCATGTGCAAATGAACACCACTGCTAATTATACAGCAGAAGATAGAGTTCCCGGTATGTTCACTTGGAACGAATTTGAAGACTGTTTAGATATAGTACAAAATGATAACACAATTCTTCAAGTAGGTCTTGAGCAATACATTGAAGTAATTAATAAAACAGATAGCACTTTAACCAATGGTTCCGTAGTTAGATTTTCTGGTGTTAGCTTAGATGAAATTCCAGAAGCAACACCTTTGCTTGCAGATGGTAGTATTCCTTCATTGTACATTATTGGTGTCTTAACCAATACTTTGATTCCCGGTCAAAGAGGTAGAGCTACTATTTTAGGTAAAGTTCGTAACCTCAATACTACAGGTTCTGATGTAGGTGAGACTTGGCAAAAAGGTACACTACTTTGGGCACATCCTACAATGCCCGGAAAACTTACAAGCGTTCAACCAACTGCACCTAACGTAGTAATTTCAGTAGCTGCTGTTTTAAAAGCAGACGCAACTCAAGGTATTATCTTAGCAAGACCTGTGATCTTTCCTCGTTTATTTTACGGTGTTTTCTCAAGTTCTGTAAATCAAACTGCCCCTAGTGTAAACACTCCACATAACGTGCATTTTCAAAATACAGATATTGCAAGTGGAGTAAGAATAGTAGATCAAAATAAAATAACTACAGATAATGCAGGACTGTATTCTTTTGATTTTAGGTTGCAGTTAACTTCTTCAAATTCATCTCAAAAACAAATATATATTTGGGCTAGAAAGAATGGAGTAGATGTTCCACGAAGTACTTCAAAAGTTACATTGGTAGGTAATGGAGTTGAGTTAGTACCATCTTGGAGTTTTTCACTTAGTATGCAAATTGGTGATTATTTTGAATTAATGTATGCTGTAAGTGATTTGGCTATTACAATAAACGCTCCCAATGGTGTATCTTTTGCACCATCTACACCTTCTGCTACGTTACGTGTAAGTCAGATTAACTTATAATAGGAATAATAAATGCAACCAGCACACATTGATTTGGAAGTCTACAAAGGTTCAACTTTTGTAAAAATTATCCAATGGAAAACAGGCATTCCAATAGCAGCGGTTAATCTTACTGGTTGTACTGCTAGAATGCAAATTAGAAAAGCTGTAAATGATACTGCAGTTTTAGATACTCTTACTACAGAGAATGGTAAGATTGCAATTCACGAACCTTTAAACGGTAAATTTAAAATTGTAATCCCTGCTGCAGTATCCAGTGCATACACTTTTACCAGTGCAGTATATGATCTAGAAATCATCTTTGGTGATCAAACAGTCACCAGAGTAATTGAAGGTTGCTTAACTGCAGCACCAGAGGTGACACGATGACAACAGACGTTATTGTAGAAACAAAGTATGACACAATAATTGTAGATGACTCTCAAGATACTGTTTTAGTTGAAACTCCCGGTGAAGTTACAGTTATTACTATAGCCGAGCAAGGGTCGCCCGGTGCAGACGGTGCATCTGGTATTCAAAATATTGATGAAGCTTTGGATGTCAATGTATCAAACAAATCAGATGGTTCGGTACTGATCTACTCAAGTTTAACTCAAAAATGGGTAGCCACAAAAGAACTAACAAACCAGAACATCGAATCTGGACATTATTAATTAAGGAAAATTATGGCTTCTATCGTAAGAATTAAACGCTCAGATGTAGCAGGTAATCCTTCTACTCTTGGTCAAGGTGAATTAGCCTATTCTGCGTTACCAGATAATGGTTCCAATGGTGGTGATCGCCTATACGTTGGTATGGGTACAGAAACTTCAGGTAACGCAGTTAACCACGTAGTAATCGGTGGTAAATATTTTACAGATAAATTGGACCACACACCCGGTACAGTTACACCTTCATCTGCAATTATTGTAGATGCTAACAGCAAGATTGACAATCTAAAAGTAGATAATATTGAAATTGATGGTAACACTGTCAGTTCAACAAATGCCAACGGTAATGTAAATATTACCCCAAACGGTTCAGGTTCCGTTGTTCTAGATGGTCAAGCATGGCCTCAAACATCCGGTACAAACGGTCAATATCTCAAGACTAACGGCTCAGGTCAAACATCTTGGAGTAGCCCACCGCCCAGTAATTTCACAATTCAGGGTGATTCAGGTAGTGATTTATTTAGTACTGGTGATACACTTATTTTTTCAGGCACAGATGCAATTGACACTGTAGTAACTGATAATGAAATTACATTCTCAGTAAAAGATGCAAGTAATACACAAAAAGGTGCAGCTAGTTTTAACACCACAGATTTCTCTGTAACGGGTGGTGCTGTAAGTATCAATCACGAATCTATCCAAGACTTAGTTGGTGAAATGCTCAGTTCTAATATAGAAACGGGCATTGCTGTTACTTATGATGATACAAACGGTAAGATTGATTTTGCAGTAAATAACCCTGTAATTACTATTTCTGGTGACGTAGACGGTACTGCTACGATGACCAACTTAGGTAACACAACCATTGCTGTTACACTAGACACAGTTAATGCAAACACTGGTAGCTTTGGTTCTTCAAGTTCAGTTCCGGTTATTACTGTAAATGCCAAAGGTTTGGTTACTGCTGTATCCACTGCAGGTATCTCAACTTCATTTACTATTGCTGCTGATACTGGTACTCCTGATCTTTTCAATAACGGTGAAACACTCTCTATTGTTGGTGGTGAAGGTATTGATACTTCAATTAGTGCAAGTACAAATACCATTACAATCTCTGCTGAAAATGCATCAGATACGAATAAGGGTGTAGCTACTTTTAATGCAGCTAACTTTGCAGTAACCTCTGGTGATGTTATTATCAAAGACGCAGGTATCACAAACGCAAAGTTGGTTAACTCCAGTGTAACCGTAGGTACTTCTAATGTAGCACTAGGTGCGACGATTACTTCTTTAGCTGGTCTAACTGAAGTTCAAGTTGACAATTTAAATTTGAACGGTAACGCTTTAACTGCCACCGATGTAAACGGTAGTGTAGTTTTAGTTCCAAACGGCACAGGAGTAGTAGATGTTACAAACTCTAGAGTTACCAACTTAGCTTCTCCGACAAGTGATTCAGATGCCGCCACTAAACTTTATGTTGATACAGTAGCTGCTGAAGGTTTGCACGTACAAGAAGGTGTTGATGCTGCGACCACAAATACACTTGCTGTACTATCTGGTGGTACTATTACATATAATAATGGTACAGACGGTGTAGGTGCTACTCTTACAACTACGGGCTCATATACTACAGGTTTGCCTATTGACGGTGTAAACCTACAAGGGATCGGCTTTGGTAGTGCAACTGTTTTAGTTAAGGATGAAACCAATGCAGCTCACAATGGTATTTATGTTTTAACAAGTGGTGTAGTTCTAACCCGTAGGGCAGATTTTGACTCTGACGCAGACGTTCAAGGCGGTGACTTCGTATTCGTCGTTGAAGGTTCAACTAACGCAGGTACAGGTTGGGTCCAAACTGCTACTGTTGATAATATTGGTACAGATACTATCGTCTTCCAGCAGTTCTCTGGCGCAGGTACTTACACAGCAGGTACTGCTCTTACACTAACAGGTACAGAGTTTTCAGTCAACGTAACCAGTAATGGTGGTTTAGAGGTATCTGGAAATGCTTTACAACTTAATACTGGTATCGCAGGTAATGGTTTAGCATTCAACTCTGGTACTATTAATACAGTCGGTACTTCCGACAGAATCTCAGTAAGCGCAGATGCAATCGATATTGCTTCTACATACGTAGGTCAAACAAGCATTACAACAGTAGGTACAATCTCTTCAGGTACTTGGTCAGCAGATACAATTGGTACTACCAAAGGTGGTACAGGCTTGACAACTTACGCAACTGGTGATATACTGTATGCTTCGGGTTCAAATACTTTAGCTAAACTAAGTATTGGAACTAACGGTAAGATACTACAAGTAAACGGTAGCGGTATTCCAGTATGGGCCGATATTGATGGTGGTACATACTAAATCATTTATTTGATTAATGGGCGGTTTTTACCGCCCTTTTCTTTTCCCTTTATTAAGGATTGCAATGGCAAGTAAGATCATATTAAAGAAGTCTTCGGTAGCTTCTAAAGCGCCTGTGGCTGGTGATTTAGATTTTGGCGAATTAGCTATTAACTATACCGACGGTAAGTTATATTTTAAAAAGGCAGACGGTAATATCGATGCTTTTTCAACGTCCTCTGCATCTTCTGCAGGTGTTACAATCTCTGAATCAGCCCCTTCAAATCCAAACGAAGGTGCGTTATGGTGGAATTCTGCCACGGGTAATCTCAATGTATTTTTTGATGATGGTAATTCCTCACAATGGGTAAGTGCATCAGGGGTTTCTGAAATAATTAACATAGAGGGATTAGGTAGTGTTTCTGCAAGTGAAAGCCCTTACTCTAACGAATATGTCGTAACAGGGACTACAACCGATGCAAACGAAACAGAAATATTTGTTGATGGTCTTTTAAATTCCAGAATTCCAGTTGCACCTGATACAGTTTGTGCATATTCTATTGACATTGTAGCAAAAAGAACAGATGCAATAGGCGGCTACGCCTTTTTCCAATTAAAGAGTGCAGCAAGTAACACATCCAGTACGGTTTCAAACCTAGGTAATGTTTACGAAATTATTGTAACAAGAACAGACCCAACCATTGCAGTAGATGCCCGTGCAGATGATAGCACTAATTCTATTGGTATTTTTGTTACAGGTGTAGCCGGACAAACATACACTTGGCGGGCAGTAGTTAACACAGTAGAGGTTTAATATGACAAGAAGAACAAGATCATTCCTTGTTGACAATACACTAGGTAAAGTGTTCACTGGTGTAAAATCTGTTAGTGAAGCCAGCCCTGACAAGCTTATCGCTGGAACAAAATTATTAGTTAAAAGTTTAAGTGCTAATGCCAGAGTACAAGTAGTACCTACTAAAAATTTAGGGACTGGTTTAACAGGTATATACTTATCACCAAATGGTGCTCTAGTTACACGCATTGACTTATCTGTTTTAACAGTCTGCTCAGGACAAAGTATTATTATCTCTGTACGCAAGGGTCTAACTTACGATCTATCTACCGAGATTTCAACTTACGAGTTACCTGTAGGTTTAAATACAAGAGGTTATATTACTACGATGCAAGTAGATGTTAATGAAAGTTTATATTTTAGTGTCATCCAATCTGGAAGCATTAAAAGAGGTGCTGGTTTATCAGTACGAGTTAGTTATTACGCAGGATAATATAAATGACAGAAGAACAAATCAGAAACTATTTTGGAAACTATTTAATATACGAATTTACTGCACAAGCAGAAGAATTATTAAATTTATTCTCTGACAGCAGTATAAACTATATTACGTCAGATTATAAAACGTATTTTATTTCTGACAAAATTGTCCCAGTTGATAGCCGCATTAAACTGTTCGCTGATAATACACAAGGAGTTAAATAATGTACGCAAAATTATATGTAGGACCATCAAACATTAGCGCAGTCCGTGCAATTCGTGATATTGGAAGGTTAATTACATCGGGAAATCCAAGAACCGACTTACTTACTGCATTTAACTCAACATCTTCGATTGTTGTTGACAATACACCAGCCGGGTGGACTTATGTAGGCGGTGTTAATGCGGCTGATCAACCATCTATTGCAGCAATAGGCTCAACAGCCGATACTACGTCACCTTATGGTTACACCAACGATACGCACTTTAACCTTGCATTTTCTGCCCCTTGCTTAAATAATGAATCTCGTTTAAAATATGCTGCCTTAAGTATTGCTTGGAAAGGCGCACCATCGGGTGCTTATACGTTTTCACTTACAGCGGCTGCAAGTGCTAACGCACTAGGTGCTACTGTTAACGAAGGTCCACGAGTTCAAGCTAACGCTATTGAAGGTATTGGTGAAACTAACGCACTTGCTTTGTGGAGCGCTGCAAACCAAATTCTTCATGTTATCGCTACACCTAGACATATTACAATTATTCAAGAAGGGCGTGGTTTAGCAGCAGTGTGGGAGGCAACAAACACAGATGTGCATGACTTTTTGAATAAACCCCCAGTTATCCAATATTCACATGTCGTATCAACAGCTACAGTAAGATTTCCAATTATTGTACCGACAAGTTATAGCGTCACGCAAAATGCTGGCTGGATGGCTGTGGCAATTGGAGTAACTGATGTTAATACTGGTACGTTCTACGGAACTTATGATGTATCCGAAAATGGTTTCACGAATCTTGGTAGCCTTGTTCAAAATCTGACTACACGCCGTAGTAACTCTATTAACGCCGTAGGTTCTCCAAAGTATCAAATCGGCCCCGTATATTTTCAAATTGGTGAGTTAGGATATCCTACACAGTTTGTAACTGGTGTTGTTCCTATTTACTGGACACGAGGTAATATCGGCAGTACTGGTGACGAGCTTGAAGTGGGTGGCGATTCTTATATGTTTTTTAACTGCGGCGCTGGCTTCGGTGTAATTATGAAGACGGACTAATTATGCTACTGGAATTTACAGTTTTACCTGCCGATCAAACTAATTGGGAAAGTCTTGAGACAATTAAAAACCTCTTGGCCGCTGATACAATCAAACGATTAAAAATTGCTTATGATGCGCTTATTGATCCAGGTGTTAATAACCCACAAGAGACTTACTCATTCAATTAATACAAACAGGAGTGTCACATGACAGTACTCAATTTCCCAACATCCCCTACACTTAACCAAATCTACGTTTCATCTGTTGGTCGTAGTTGGAGGTGGGATGGTTTAAGTTGGATTCCTGTAGGTTCTGATATACCTTGGGATAAAATATCAGGTACGCCTGAAACCTTAACTGGTTTTGGAATTACAGATGCACAACCTTTAGACGCAGATTTAACTGCGATTGCAAGTCTGACAGGTTCAAATGGTCTATTAAGAAAAACTTCAGATAACACTTGGACTCTTGATGTTAGTGCCTATTTGACAGGTATTAATTCCTCTCAAATTACCACAGCGTTAGGTTATACACCGTATAGTGCAAGTAATCCCAATGGTTATACAAGCAATGCAGGTACTGTTACTTCTATTGTAGCAGGTACAGGTTTATCTGGTGGTACAATCACAAGTACTGGTGCAATTGCTCTTGCGAGTACAACAGTAACAGCAGGAAGTTATACTAATGCAAGTATTACTGTTGATGCACAAGGCAGATTAACAGCAGCTTCTAGTGGTAGTGGTGGTGGAGCAAGTCTAACTGCAAATAATGTTTGGACAGGTATACAGCAGTTTCAATCCAACCTTGGAACTACATCTGGAGCTTTAGTTAATCCTCCTCTTCAAGCTTACGCCACTAGTACCAACTCAGCGTTTATGTCCTTTCATAGAAGTGGTGCATATGCAGTAAACATGGGTCTTGACTCGGATAACGTAATACGAATCGGTGGTTGGTCAGCTGCTGCAAACCGTTTCCAAATGGACATGTCTGGTAATCTTACGATGGCTGGAAACGTTACAGCATTCTCTGATGAAACTTTGAAGAAAGATTGGTTGCAATTATCAAGTTCTTTCATTGAAGATTTAGCCAACGTAAAAAGTGGCACATACACTCGTATAGATACTGAAGAAAGACAAGCGGGTTCCTCTGCACAAGATTGGCAGAAACTTTTACCAGAGGTTGTATCTAAGTCAAATGACGGTACACTCTCCTTAGCATATGGTAACGCAGCCTTGGTATCTGTTGTAGAATTAGCTAAACGTGTAGTTGAACAAGATAAAAGAATTGCACAATTAGAGCAATTATTAACTAAGTTAGTTGAAACTAAATAATTTCACTTGATTTTATAATAAAAATATGGTATAATTATGTTTATACATTTATAAAGGATAGGTTGGCCGACCGAAAAGAGATTCCCTATCTCCTTCCTTTTGTTTTAGGGTTAACACTTGGGAAGTTAATATGAATAAGTTTTATGTCTATGGTCATTACATAGATGGAGAAGAAAAGCCATTTTATATTGGCAAGGGTTGTGGTAAAAGAGCTTTTAATTTTACAACTCGTTCAAATAAATGGAAAAGTATAGTTGAAGATAGAAAAGTTATTGTCAGGTATTTTAAAACCGATATAAGTTCTGTTGAAGCTTTGACACTGGAAACCAACTTAATTGCTGAACACAAACCTTCGGCTAATATCAACAGTACTAGTCTAACTAAAATCCTAGACTTTGAATATCTCAATAGTATTTTATATTACGATGAGACAAGTCCTACGTTTTTGAGGTGGAAGAAAAACTCAGGATGGACAGGTAAATACCTCAAGATCAAAGAGGGTGATACCGCTGGTTGTATCGCCTCTACTAATAAAGTACATGTCTGTATAAATAGTAAAACGTACTACGGACACCGTATAGTTTGGTTACTAACACACGGTAGTATTGACAATTGCCAAGTGATTGATCATATAGACGGTAATAGTTCAAATAACTCTAAGAATAATTTAAGACAAGTCAGTACAGATGTTAATACTAGAAACAGAAAACAAAATTCTAGAAATAGTTCAGATACTGTCGGTGTTTACCTGAAGAACATGAAAGGTTCTCCTTATTGGACAGCTACATGGCAAGATTTACAAGGCAATAAACACAGAAAACATTTCTCTGTGAATAAATATTCAGATAATGGTGCTAAACAATTAGCAATAGCTGCCAGAAAAGAAGCTATAGACTTATTAAATAAACACGGCGCTGGATATACAGCTAGACACAGCGGAGAAAATAAATGAGTAAATCGTATACCCCAACGGAAGCGATGAGAAACAATGCAAGGCGTGGATTAGCTTTACGTGAAAAATACGGAAGAGGTAGTCTGGATGCATCGCAAGCTAAAAAAGAAGGTGTTGGTTCTGGAGTTGCAAGAGCAAGAGATATTATAAACGGTAATTTAACATTAGATACCGTCAAGAGAATGTACAGCTTTTTTAGCAGACATGAAAAGAATTACAACCCTAAGAAGAAAATGCCAGATGGTGGTCCAACTGCAGGTACTGTCGCATATTTGACTTGGGGCGGATCAGCAGGTTTTGCATGGGCGAGAAAGATTCTGAAAGAAGAACAGATTCTTAAAAGCTATATCAAAGATATTACCGATATTGAAGTTAATTCAGAGGATGTTTTACCTAATGTTAAACTTCCAATTACAAAAGCAGTTGACGAAGAGTTAAAGCAAGTAACGTATGTTGCAATGATCCCTGATCACACAGATTTACATGGCGATTATACATCGGAAAATGAAGTTCGTAAAGCTAAAGAATCTTTCAATAAGTCAATGATGAGAGCAAATTTGTTTCACATGGTTATGACAGATACTTTTGATGTTATTGAATCATATCTAGCACCTTGTGACATGGTTTTAAATGATCAGTTTGTTAAGAAGTCTACATGGTTGATGACACTACAAGTACATGATGATACTCTTTGGCAAATGATTAAAGATGACGAAATTACGGGTATTTCAATTGGGGCTCTAGCGAGTGTTGAAGATACCGAGGATGAATAAAGGAACAAAATGACACAAGCTACAAAACGTAAAACTAAACGTAAACTAAGTGATATTGACTTTAGTGGTGAAGGTTCACACATTGCACTAGTTTCAAAGCAACAGGGTGGCCCAGCCTCAGGCGCTGATTATGCACTCGTACTAAAAGCTAATAAGTTTAGCGAAGAGTTTGTACAAAAGATGCAACAAGTTCGTGTAACTATGGAGCTACCTGATTTCTTGCGTAAGTTCTTCTCAGTATATTACGAAGATGCAGAAGTTCTAGCTCGTATGATGGGTTATGAGAAACCTGAGCCAGAAGTACAGGAAGTCGAAGCACCTGAAGATTACTACGAAGATTACATTCAATCTAAGTTAGAAGCTTTTGAAGTTTTAAAATCTGCTAATGATGCAGAAGCTCTTTCTGAAGTTCTGTCTGAGTTAGATGAAACAGAATACCTTGCAATGCTCAATGATCAAGCTCTGATTGAAAAAGCATTTGAAGAACTAGAAAAAGCATATAAGCCTAAAGTTGGTGACATGGTAGCATGGAATTCCAGCGGCGGTAAGGCAACAGGTAAAGTTACCAAGATCGTAACTGATGGTAAAATGCAAGTTCCTGATACAGAATTTACTTTGAATGGCACTGAACAAAATCCTGCCGTTATGATTAAGTTATACAGAGATGGTGAACCTACTGATACAATGGTTGGTCACAAAGCGGGTACTCTTAGTAAAGTACAAAAGTCTCTAACACAAGAATCTGCACCTGCTGCTCTTGCAGACGGTAATGATACCTCAACAAACGCTGGCGTTGAGAATATTGAAGGGGTGTCTACCTCTGTTA